TGGTATAATTTCACTATGGAAAATCAAGAAATATTAATAAGTGCTAACTGTCAACAAGTTTTATTATATGCTTCAACAGATAAGGAACTATCTGCGAATCAGTTTAGAGTTTTATTTTATATATGTACACATTTAGAAAATGTTTACATTGAAGAAATGAAAGACAAATTAAATATTAAAACTAATAATTCAATCGCTGATTGTATAAAAGCACTTATTAAAAATAGATATATCACTAGAGTTAGAAATAAAAAATTAATTAAAAAAGGTGTTCCTTTTTATTCTTATGTAATAAATGAGGAAAAACCATTATTACCTATTAATATTAATTCTTTCTTTTCTGATAACTATTTCAAAAATATAGATGAACTATTTGCTTATTTCTTTATGAAAATTCCAACAAATAAAAAAATAGATATTTCAGTATCAAGAAAACAACTAGAACTTTTACTTTATAAAGATGATTACTCAAAAGACACAATAAAAAAAGTAATTGATTTTGTTTCAAAAACAAAATATAAAAATGAAATTACTCGCCCTATTCTTTTAAGAAGAACTTTCAAAACTCTTTTAAAAGAACTGGAAGAATTAGAAAAAAAAGAACTTTCTAATAACTCAAATTCATAATTTGAATTATTAGTGAGTTTTCTCACTCGGTTAAGGCACTTTGAACCCGCCTTAATCGTTAGTTTAAAGGGTTCTAATAACAAAATAAAACAAAAAGGGTTTACAATGGAAAAAACGACAAACGGATTTAATTTAAATTATGAATTAGTAGATTATTCATCTATTAGAGTAACTAAAAAAGGTAAGAATGATATGTATGAATGGGGAGATTCTTTAACATTTAGAAGTCTTAACGTATATACAATTCAAGATGAGGAATTAGGCGAACTAGACAAAGAGGAATTAATAGACTTTAAAATTCCTTGTGAAAATTTAACTGAAGCTGCTGAATTAAACAAATTAATCAGAACTTTACAAAAAAACGGAGTAGTTTTAAACTTAAACGGATATTTGCCACGTAAAATAGATGGTAATCCTATATTAACAGTTCAAATTACAGACAAACCTATTGACCTATTTAAGAAATATCATTCAGCAATGACAAAAACAGAACCAAAAACAGAAAAAGCTAGTTAGGAAAATTCCTAACTAACTGTTAGTTTGATGGAGTGTAACTGCATTTACTTACATTCCACAAAATTAACACAAGGTGTAAAAAATGAAAAAATTGTTATTAGTTGGCTCGGCTTTATTTGGTGGTGCTGTTAGCTCTTTTGCTGCTGTATCTTTTGATACTGCTACTAAAACGTTTTCAGGTGATATGGACTTAGGTGCTTATTATTCAGCAACTGAAATTGCAATCGGTGTATTAGCTATTACTTTAGCGATTACGCTTGGAATGAAAATGCTTAAAAAATCAGCATAATAAAGGGGGTTTTCTACTCCCCTTTTTGTTTTTATCAAGATTTATAAATAAATTTTAATAAAGGTAAAAAATGTTTACTCTCAATACTGCTCTTGTAATAACTTCCCTTTTTGTAATAGTAATAGTTTTTCAATTTTCAACTTTGATTATAGAAAAAGTAATTGAACTATTTAAAAAAATAAAGGACTTTTAACAATGAAAAAATATATTTTTCTAATATCAATTTTAATTACTTCTCTTAAAGCTGACGGTTATTATATGGGTAAGTGTGTATCTAGTATAGAATCTTTTGATTCAACTAGTACATTTACTGTTAATTATAGCGGTAACTGGTCTTCTTTTGAAACTTCAAATATATCAGTTTTAAGAGATATTTTACCCACTTGGGGATTGTTTGAATATGACTCTCTTTATGCAATTTGTAAAACTAAAACATTAGGAAATCAAACATCAAACAATCCATTAAATATAAGTGATGAAACATATCAATTACTTAGCGGTTTAACTGGTCTTTTAACTGGTTTTCTTTTATCTTTCATTATATTAAAAAGGGTATAAAATGGATTTTGTAATTATAGAATTAACAGATAACGCAACAGTAAACTATTTCTTTTCTTTTCCTATTTGGACTTTAATTATCTCTTTGCCTTTTATAGCAATTTTAAATCTTATTAAGAAGATATAAAAAATGAAAAAAATTCTATTACTTTTATTCTTAGCTTATAGCTATTCTTTAGCTGATATTTCTAGCTTAGCTGTTATTAATAATTTTAAAAAAAATAATTATTATACTACTAAAACAAATTCTTATAGATTTTGGGCTAGTACAGATTCTCAATGTACTGGTAGTACTGGCGGTTCTAGTTACTTCTATTTTTCTTCACCTACTCCAAATTATGCAATTTCTCGTGTGAGCTCTAAGACTTTTAATTTTGTTGATGACTACGGGAATGAGTCTTATGCTTGTAAGGCTTATGTATCTGAAATTTATTTTTATCCAGCTGGAAACAAAACCACACCGACTGACGATTTATGCGAGGGATTATCAAATATTGAAACTGAAGATGGAATAGTAACTTGTAATTCTACAACAGGAGATTTAGATTATCTTATAAATCCTGACCCAAATGGCGGTGCTACTTGTCGTGATGGTTTTGTAAAAGATGGACAATATTATAACTGTAATCCAAATACAAATGAAGCGGAACTTGTTCCAAATTCTGATGGATATGAGGAAGATGAAGAAGGTAACCAATATCCAAAATGTAATGATGGTTTTGAAAATAATTCTAGTATTGTTATTTCTAATGGTGATGTAAGATCATATAACTCTCAAAGTTGTGTACAATCTTCAAATACTCAAACCCCTGGAACTGGTGACAATGGTTCTTTTCCTGATGCTCCCACTACTTCAGTTGGTGCTGATGGTTCTACTTCTTGGACTTGGGACGATGGTACAACACAAACATTAAGCCCTAATGGAACTCTTACAACTTATTATCCCGATGGAACAAATTCAGTTAAACAAGTAGGAAATGATTATACTCCCTCGACTGGTGGTAGTGGTTCTTCGGGGGGTTCTGGAACTGGTGGTGCTGGAACTAATGGAAATACAACAAACGAAACAGATTCACCAAATAATAATGATAATCCTATAGATGAAACACCCGTTGCAAATTCATGCAATGATTCATCTTTAACATTACAGGAAAGAATGTTATGCGAAATGAATGCGGGAATGAAAAAATTAAACTCTGAAAGTAGTCCCGAAAATTCTCTAAATAATCTTATAAATGAAATGAATAAAGATAATAATACTAATACAACCGCAATTAATACAAATATTAAAGAAACAAACAAATTATTAACAGATACAAAAGCACTTAATGAAAATCAATTATCAGAGTTAAAAAATGTTACTAAAGAGTTAAAAAAATTAAATGCTTCAACTGGAACAACTTCAAGTGTTGTATCTCCAGAAGTTAATCCTTTTGAACCCGCAGAAAATGACACGGGCGGATTAGTTTCAAGTTTTGAAAGTGATAAAAATTTGATTGATTCTTTTATGGGTATTTATACAGATTTTAAAAATAACTTATTAGGGCATAAAGATACTCTTGATAGTTTAATTACTAATACAGCTACAACAATAAATGGTGGTATAGGATTATCTTTATCAACTACAGAGATAGTTAATTGCCCACTAAATTATAATTTAGATATGACTTCAACACTTGGAAAAAATATACCTTTTAACATAGATATTTGCGAGATAACAAGTAAAATAAAACCTTATCTTTACCCTATTTTTTTAATTTTGTTTACTGTTGTAACTGTATTTTTTGCATTTAGATTTATAGGAGTACTTTTATAATGCCTTTATTAATTACACGTTTATTAGGTTTCTTTTCCCTAACTGGTCCTTTAGCTACTTTTTTCTATATGATAGGAAAAAAATTAAGTCTTACATCTTTAATACTTCCTATTCAAATTACTTTAATTGGTGCTTTAATAGTTGCACGTATATCATTAGCAACTGCAATTACTACACTAATTATATTAGTTTATAATAAAATGAATGACGTTATCACTCAATTTGAAAGCTTTGCTTTTAATGCTGTTTTAAATGTTCCATTTAAAATAATGCAATCAATGGGAATAATACAAGCATTTCAAGAAACTTTTGCTTTTTTCTCTTTGGTTTTTGCTAGTTTATTACTTGCATTTCTTGGAAAACTTGCCGTTTCTTCACTTCAATCAATAAGTGATGAATATTATAAAATTGGTGTATTACTTCAATTAGGGCTTAAATAATGGCTATTAGTTATTATACGGGTATCCCTAGAAGTGGTAAAAGCTTAAAAGCTGTTGCAAAAATATATCATACTTTTGTACCTCAAAAACTATCATTTTTAGATAACTTATTAATCAAAAAGGGATTAAAGAAGCCTTTTGTTAATCCTTATGAAAATTGCTATACAAATATAAATCAATTTAATTTTTCAATCTCTGATAAAATCTTTAAATTAGATTTTGAAGACTTATATATAAATTTAACTATTTTACACTCTTTATATATGGAAAAGTCAACAGACGAACAATTAATCGAAAAAGCAAAAGAATTAAAGCTTTTTAAATCTCTTTTTGTAATAGATGAAGCACATAACTATCTAAAGAAAAAAGAAGATGCTGTTCTTGTTTGGTGGTTTACATATCATGCACATTTATATCAAGATATTATTTTAATTACTCAAGATTTAAAATTAGTAAATGATGAATATAAAAGAACCGCAGAATATTTTTATAGGGCTATTCCGCAAAGATTAAGACTTAATAAGAATGTTTTTAAATATCGTTCTTATTCATCTTATCAAATGTACCAAAAGGACATTTTAGGAACTGAAAGTTTAAAAGTAATTCCTGAATATTTTAAACTTTATGTTTCAGGAGATAGCCCTAAAACTAAATCAATTTTGCATAAATATCTATTTTTTATTTTAATTGCTCTTTTATTTGTTGCTTATGCAATTAATAAATTTTTTAATCAATTTTCTACAGAAACACCAACAGAACAAACAACAATCCCAACTCAAAAGGAAATAACTCAAAATGAAAATTTATCAAAAACTCAAACTATTGAAAATAGTAATTTACCTATTCAGAATATTGAAACCGAAATAAAACAAAATTTAAAACTTTTTAAATTTAATTGCTTTGATTACTTTTGTTATTACAAAATAGCAAATAATAAAACTTTAGAAATTCCCCAAAATATACTTAAAAATTTTCTATTAAATATAGAAGATGATTATAAATTTACTCAAATAAAAAACAATCGTTTACTAATTTATCTATTAGTAGATGAACAAAAATTTAATTTTATAAATAAAGAGGTTCAAAATGAAACAGACACAAAACAAGATAATAATAGTTCTATTATTCCTAATTTCTCTAATCAATTTAAAAGCTGAAAATTTAGAAGTTAATCTAATAGAGTTTGCAACTTTTACAAGCTCTGCAAATAATGTAAATATTTTGTTAGATGATGAGTTAAGAAATGAAAATATAGTTTTTATAATTAATGATGAAAATTCTTTCTTGCTTGAAGCATTTGAGAAAGCTGTAAGTTTAAAAGGATTAGAACTTGTAAAAACTGATAAATTCTATTATGTAAGAAAAAAAGATATTTATATAGAGGATATAAAGTACCGCCCTATTAAATTAAACTTTGTAAATTTTGAAGATATAAAAAACTTTCTTTTGGTGTATCAAGATTCAATCAAATATGAATTTATAACAACTACTAAAACACTTTTAATTGCAAGTAAAGAAAAAGAATATAACTCAATTAAAGAAATGATTTCTTCTATTGATGTTCTTCCAAAACAACTAAAATTAAAAGTTACTATTATAGATACAAACTTAGACAAATTAAAAGAACTAGGGGCGGACTTAACAGAAATTAATCTACAAAATTCAACTAATTATTTTTTTAATTTGATTTCTTATCCTTTTTCGGTAAATAACCAACTCCCGGCAACTGAAAAAGATAATTTTTATACATTTCTAAAACTAATCAATAATAAAGGTGTTAGTGAGTTTGTATCTAATCCCGTTTTGACTCTATCAGATGAAAAAACTACGCAATTTGATGTGGTTAATAACATAGCTTTTAAAACTGGGGAAAGTTCAATTCAAGATACAACTTATGCCACTTCAAATAGATATGAATATAAAGATGTCGGATTACAAATCAGAGTAACTCCGCATATTTACGCAAATAATAATGTTTATTTAGATTTAGAATTAAATGTAAGTAACCTACTTTCAAATGCTGATAACCTACCAACAACAAGCAAAAAGTACATAAAACAATCTTTTCATTTAACAACTAATAAATTATTAGTTTTAACTGGACTAAATAAAAAAGAGTTATTAAATAACTCTTCAAAAGTTCCCCTACTTTCAGAAATTCCCGCTCTTGGTTGGTTATTCAAATATGAAAGTACAAAAGAAAATAATACTAATTTAAGCGTTGTTTTTGAGTTAATAAGTGAGGAAGATTATACAACAAATAATTTTGCTGTAATTCTTCCGAATGATAAGTTTTAA